CCCCCCGAGCGAAGACCGTGAAGGGGGAGAGCCACCGGGCTCTCCCCCTCATGAGTTGACCACGAGTTGAAACCAGATGGAGACGAGCATGGCCCGCAGGAAACAGCAGACTGAAACCCCGAAGGCATCGACCAAGCCCGCCGACAACCAGATCTTGATCGGCACAAACATCCTGCCGGCAGAGATCGCGATCTCGGAAGGCCTGAGTGTCCAGCTTGGCGAAATTGTTGCAAAGGCGCACGAGCGCTCCGGCCTTTCGATCGAGGAGTGGAATGCCCTGCCTGAAGGTGAACGTGACGCCCTTCTGCTTAATGAGGTCGAGCAAGTAAAATCAGCCGCATTGGAAGCCGCTTCTAACGGCCCTCAAGCGCCCCTTGAGCCCGCTTTGAAACAGGACGCTCAGGCGGGTGCGAAACAGACCGGCAAAACAGCATCCACAACGAATGTTGCCGAGGATGAGGTTGAGCGCGTTTTCAAGACGCTCTCTCGCGTCAAGCGCAATGGTGCGCGGTACGCCGCAGGCGATGACATCTCGCTCGACCGCGCGGGCTTTGACGAATTGAAGCGCTACGGCGTTTTTGATTGCACGTTTGAAGACGGCACTCCCGTCAAAGCCTGAGTTCCGTCTGATCCCGAAAGGATGAATTGCCATCATGGTCGCGCCGTTTGCAGCCCTTGCGGATCTCGAAGCCCGGTACCCGTCCGAGCTGACGCTGCTTGCGGCCGACGAAAACACCGGCCTGCGCGACGATGCCCGGATCGGGCTGGCGATCGACGATGCGACCACCGAGATCATCGCCATCCTGCAGGCGCGTTATTCCACCGCTGACCTTGGAAATCTCGATGAGACTTCGCTCACCATCGTCAAGGTCTATTGCATGGACATCGCACTCTATCGGATCGCGCTCGCTTTCTCGCGATCGTCCGAGACGATCAAGGAACGCTACGAGGCGACGATCAAACGGCTTGAGGCCATCGCTTCTGGCAAAGGCGCGTTGAGCCTGGTCGGCAGCGGTTCGAGCGACGCCTCCGACCCAGCAGGGTCGATCGACCAGAACGAAGTGGTGATCACGGCACCTGAGCGCATGTTCACCCGTGCACGTCTGGGGCGGCTTTGATGAGCGGGATCTCACTCGTCATTGAATCCGGTGATTTTGACAAGGTGTTCAAACGTCTTGAACCGTTGTTCGACTTCGAACCCTCGGCGCTTATGACCGGCATCGCTGCCCTTGGCGAAAGCCAGACACGACGCAGGATCTCCGAGGAGAAGACTGCACCTGATGGCGCTGCGTGGAAGCCGAATGCCGAAGGCACTTCGATCCTGTTGCAGACCGGCCAGCATCTCCTGCAGTCGATCGCCTCGGAAGCCTCGGCCGATGTCGCCGAGTGGGGTGCTACCTGGGAATACGCCCATGTTCACCAGGATGGAGCTGTCATCAAAGCCAAGAACGCCAAGGCGCTCGGCTTTTCGATTGGCGGCAAGTTCGTCTCGGTCAAACAGGTGACCATTCCGGCGCGGCCCTTTGTCGGGCTTTCGGCAGACAATGAGGCGGAGATGGAAGAGTTGATCACCGACTTCCTCGGAGGGCTTGCGCAATGATCGAGCCCACATCCCTTGCTTCTCTCCTCGCAGACAATCGCGTCGACCAAGTCAAGTCCGCGATCGTTGCCCGCGTGCGCGCGCTTCTGCCCGATGTCGCCATCGTCTCCCATCCCGGCAAACTCGATATCTCCGATGTCGTTTCTGAGGACATCGTCAAGACGCCGGGTATCGCCATTGGCTGGAGCCGCATCCGCACGGTCGAGGATATCGCCTCGGGCTTCGGGCTGATGATCGACTGGACCGCCTATCTGGTGGTCGAGGACCGGGCCGACACCACGGCTAAACGGCGGTTCGAACGCGAGACGGTGGCCCATGCGATCGGCGGGTTTCTGATCCGGCTGCTCAGCGATGAGAACGAAGCCGCCTGGGGTCTGACCAATATCGGCCTGCCAAGCGCGCCCGAGTTCAAGCCGCTCTTCACATCGAAGTCTTTCGCCAAGGGGATCGCCTATTATGCAGTGACCTGGTCGCAGGCACTGATCGAGACCGGCGAACCGCCGTTCCCAGGCATTGCGCCGATTGTCAGCGAGACAGAAGATGAGCAGGTCCTGTTCGAAGATGGCGACATCCCGGCCGAGATCCGTGCCATGGTCGAGGAGGCGGACCAATGAGCAGGCTAACAGCGTCCGAATTCCGCACATTGCACCGCAAGGTCCAGAAGCTCGACCGGCGACTTGCGACCACGCTTCTGCCCGGCAAGGTCAAACCCGGCAGTCAGGATCTGGAGAAACGCACCGTTCGCCTGATCCTCGGGACAGATGCGAAGGGCAAGGAAGTCCTGTCGCCTCCGGTGCGTTGGCAACAACAGGGTGCCGGCACGCTCAAGATCCACGCCGTACCAGCCGACAACGAGCAGATGATGCTCACCTCGCAGTCGGGCACCATCGGCGCGGGCTCCTCGGCGCAATGGGCCACTTACGACCAGGACCACAATCCACCGTCTGACAAGGACACTGAGGCCGTCATCGAATTCGATAGTGGCGCACGCTGGACGATCACAAAGACTGGCCACCGGCTGGCCGCTGAGAATGTCCATGTCGACGCTCAGGCCGTCACGCTTGGCGGCGAAGGCGGCCAGAAGGTCGCCCGCGTTGGTGACAAAGTCCTCGTAGGCGCGGGATCCAGCGCCGGACTTTGGCCAATTGTCACCGGCTCCGACATCGTCACAGCAACCTGAGGAAACCATCATGGCGCGCAAAGCAAAACCAACCACCCCAGAAGCCCCCTGGCCACGCGATTTCGTGGTGACCGAGAAAGCCGGTCCGAAGGTCAACGGCAGCCGCGCCAGAGCAGGCGATACCATCACGCTCGGCGAACTTGAAGCCGCCCACGAGATCCGCATCGGCGCAATCGAACCGGTCAAGGCCGCCGCTGCGCCCGAAACACCGAACGCCGAGTAAAGGACCACCTGAAGCATGCGCGCTGTCCGATACAGAACCGGGATCAACCGCCGCACCGGACAGGTGCTGCGCGGCATTGCGCATGTCCATCAGTCGCTCGGTGTCATCTGGACAACGCGGCTTGAAGAACTCGTGATGGATCTCGACTTCGGATCCGATCTTCGCGGCCATCTGTCTGAAGACATCACGCCCGGTCTGGCGCTGCAGATCTATGCGACACTGGTGATTGCCGCACACGCATTCGAACCAGAATACCGGATCTCAAGCCTTCGCCTGGTCCGCGTCACCCGCGATGGCGCGCTCGGCCTCAAATATGCGGGTACTTATTACCCCGAAGGCCGGTTCGGCAATTATGACATCGCTATTGCCGACACAGCCGCTGCCGCTGTCAGCTTCAACAGACTGACCGGAGCGGCGGCATGAGCACTGTCATTGATCTCAGCCGCATCCCGGCACCTAAAGCAATCGAACCTCTTGATCATGCGGCACTCCTGCAGCGGTTCATCGACCGTTTTGTTGCTTATTGGGCTGAGGCGCGAATTGAGGATCCGTCGCTGCCTCAATTTGATGTGGAGATGCTCAAGACCGATCCAGGGCTGATAGCCGGCCGCGCATGGTCGTTTATCCAGATGCTCGACCGAGGGCGCATCAATGACGCGCTCAAGGCGCTCTTGGCTCCATTGTCAACCAGCACGGACCTCGACAATCTGGTCGCTCGTCAGGGCATAGAACGCCAGATCGTTACGCCGGCGTCGGATAGCGCACCGGCTGTCATGCAAAGTGATGCCAAGCTGCTTGAGATATATCTGCAGTCCTTCGGCCGGGCGGCGGCCGGATCTCGCGACGCCTATCTGTTTGCAGCAAACAACGCTTGGCCGGGTGCTGGTGACATCGAAGTCGTCGGCCGCCGTATCCATGGGCGTCGTGGCGATGTCGACATCGTTGTTGCCGGGCCGGATGGTGATGAGCCGTCATCCGAAAACCTGTCCCTAGTGAGTGCGGCGGTGACAGCTGCGAATGTTCAGCCCGAAGCAACAGCGGTTTCAGTCATGGCGGCCACGCGAGTGACCTACCAGGTTGACCTTGTGGTCGAGGTCCCACGAGGCCCGGATCCGGAAGTGGTCAGGCTTGAAGCGGTCTCCCGTATCCGGGCAGCCGCCAACGAGCGGACGTTTGTTGGTGGCGAAATTCCTGCGGATCTGTTGTCGGGTGCCGCCTACGGCACATCCATTCTCAAGGTCCGCGACAATGCTCCGGTGGTGATTGTACCTGATCCTTACTCGATCCCGGTCCTGACTGGCATCACAGTGGCAGTCGAGGTGCGGACATGAGCTCAGTCGGCACCGTACTTCCGGACAAGGCGGACACCTTCGAGAAGGCTCTCGCTGCAGCGATGTCCGACGAGCTCCCGGTGCCGTTCGCAATCCTGATGGATCCTGCCCAAACCCGAGCCGACATGCTGCCCTGGCTAGCTGCCCATGAAAGCGTCGACCTTTGGTATTCCGATTGGAGCGAAGCGCGAAAGCGCGAGATGGTCGCGGACGCTATGGAGCTCGCAAAGTTGGTCGGCACGCGGGCAGCGGCCGAGAGATTTCTCGATTATGTCGACGCGGTGATCATTCACAAGATCAGCTATCCGGCACCGTTCGTCATCGGCAAGACACACCTCGCCGATCGGGTCACCATCCATCAGGATCACCACAAGGCGTATTACCTGATCCTGATCAGCCCGCGCGTCGAGCCTGATCATTTTGTTATCGGTCAAAGCCGCGTCGATCAGGTTATCCGCGTGCGTGACGTTGACTATGAGCCGATGCGCCGGGTCAAGACCGCGCTCCGGGCCGCCAAGGCAGCCGATACCGAATATGCGGTGGACTTTGGCTGGAAGCGCAAGGTTACGTTTGCCGACGCCTGGCCGCTTGGCACACCACGACCCCTTGATCTCCATATTGAAAGGACCAGGCTATGAGCCGTCGCGTTGATTTTGCGAACTCCGAGGTTATGGACCGGGTTGATCTGTCCCGGATTGGTGAGTTCGCCCTTGAAGGCCAAGCGCAGCTCGCAGGCGGCGCGATCGGCTATCCATCGCATTGGGCGCGCTTCACTGTTGCCGTTAAGTCCGCACAGGAAGTCACTGTAGCGCCCGGCGAGTTCTACAAGCTTGATGAGGTCTACAGCCATCTTGAGGCAAGCGATGAAAATCTGCAGCCCTATATCCCGCTGGTGGCTGGCACTAAGCGGTGGGTCGCGCTGCTGGTCGGCGGCACCGAGCATACGCTTGAAGAGAACCGGGCGATCCAGACCGAGCAAGTCGAGAGCGATCCGCCGGTCTATGTGACGCGCCAGACGCCAAAAGTCATTCACAACAAGGTGCAGATCGCAGTTCTGCCGTCCGATGTGGCCGGCTCCAAGCCCGGACTTGATGCCGGTGCCTGCTGCATTGCCTTTGTGCTGCTTGGCACATCGGGTGTTGAGGAGATCGAGCCGCACACAGATCACCGCGTCATAACGCTGTTTGAGGTCGAAGGCCGGTTAAAGGTGCTTGAAAGCCGGGTTGACCGGTTGCGCCAGGACACGATCACGCTGGCCACCGATCTGGGCGGCCTTGCAACCTATGTCGACACGTTTCCGAACCCGCTGCTGTTTCGCCAGTTCTCCAACGACATCGCGCGGTTGAACGAATTGGCGCGGCTTGAGCCTGACAGCCGCAACTATTGGTTCGATTGGGGTATCGTGCCCGATGATTGGGATCTTGATCACGCATCGTCGACTGTGCGCATTGAGAGCGGCCTACGGTTTCAGGCAGCTGCCATCGGCGAATTCCAGTTGCGCCTCGACAATCCGTCCAGCCCCGACATCATGCTGCATGCGGGTGGTACCGTGATGCCCGCCTATGACGAAGTGCTGCGGATTGAAAACCCGGTCGGCGGCGTGCGCAAGCGCGTTGCCAATATCGTTCATACTGAAACCATCACGACATGGCATACAAGGACGCATTCGGCGACAACCTACAGCCCCGCCGAGATGGTTTGCGAAAACACGGCCGGATGGAGCGAGGCAGGCCTGCGCGACCGTGCGGCAGGAAGTCTCTTCTCTATGAACGGGCAGACATACAACTATGTCGGCCTGTCTGACATCGCCTGGAACAACACAGCCACCGCGCAGCAAGGCCATCTTGGGTTCCAGGTTCAGCAGGTTCACACCACCACATGGTCAGAAACCTATGCGACCTACCACACCGAAACCTATGGCCTGAACAATGCGGCCTATGCGCAGAGCATGATGACCAGCCAGTCCTTCATGATGACGGGCATGGGCATCAACCTGACCCTCGTCGATCCGAACCAGGAAGCAACGATAGCGATTGGCTTTCTCAACAATGATGGCTCGCCATCGGCCGACGCCATGATTGGCTATGGCACGCTTGAAGGTTCTGCATTGAAACTGGGTTGGAACAAGTTCCCTCTCGAACCGATCTTGATCGAGCAGAAGCGTTTTGCAGCGACACTTGCAACACCGGGCAACAACGAGATCTCTTTGACTGAAGACAACCGCCTGACGGGTGGATCGTTCTTCACGATCACCGATGGGATCTATGCGTCCGGATCAACCACACAGGACATGTCGCTCCAGGTCTGGGGCGCAAAGTTCAGGAAGTCCCGCACATTCATCGATTTTGGCACCTACGACCTTCCCGGCGGGATGACGCACGTCCAGATGATCCACCAGCAGCTCCTGCCTAAGGGAACAGCGATTGCCTGGTTTATCAAGCTGCCGGGCGACACCGATTGGATACCGATGGATGGTCGCGGTGTTCACCCGCTGACATCCTTGCCGTCTTCAATTCGCCTGGGTGCATGGCTTGTGGGCACAGAAGATGTCGCGCCAGCGATCCAGCTTGATCAATACTCGCGGGTTCGCCTGATGCGCTTGCGCAATGACATGGTGGCCGTGAGCAAGCCGCGCACATTCGGCTTCGCCACTGACACAGTGCAGATCAAGGTTCATGTCGACGCATTTGACGCGGATCTTGGCGACACGGTCGATGTTGATCTGGAAGTTGGTGGCAGCGTGGTCAACGCCGACAGCATCACATTGACCGTCGATCCCAAGAAGGCGACCCGCACGCTGGTCAAGGCCGTCTTTGACTTTACCGGTGCGCCGATCACCGAGGCGCGGGCCATTGTCCGTCTCAACAAGACGGTCACGTCGCGCGGACCCTTCGTGCAGGATATCCAGTTGGACGCGTTCTAGGAGAGCATCATGGCAACCAAAACAAAAGCCCCGAACGAGACCGGGGATCAGGTAATCGATCCAGCCTCGCGCTACGTTGTGCAGCTCACCCGCTCGGTCAAACTCGGACCAATCACCCACTACCCGCGTGACCAGCAGACCATGAGTGGCAAGCTGCTTCAGCGGATCATTGACCAGGAGGGACGCGATGCCATCGTCAGCGCCGACCCTCGCTAACAATTTCCAGGTAACCGGCAGCGACAATCTCGATGAGGTGTTGTGGAACGCTGTCTTCGCGGAGATTGCCTCCTTACTGAAGGGGCTGAGTGACACGTTCCAGACGCTTGAAGAGCTGGAACAAAGCACCATCAACCAGTCTCTGGCGGTGATCGCGCAATCGGTCGAACCGCAGGTGCTGGCGCTGCAGCAGGCGGTGGCGCTGGCGCAGGCGCAGGTCGACACTTTGATCTTGACCGGTGTGGCGGCCGGATCGGTCAGCGTCAGCAGCATTGACGGCCTGGACGCCACCACCGTGCAAGCCGCACTGGCGGAATTGCTGGGAGATCTGGTCGCACTAGCAACGGTTGTCACAGGCCTTGGCACAGACCTCACGACCTTCAAGGCCGGGGCGTTCACGGTGGTCGATGCCAACACCACGGCGGTCGATGGCGATGATCTCTTTGTGACCACTACCGGTGGCGCTCGCACGATCACGCTACCGGCAGAGCCGGCAATCAAAAACCGCGTCAGGGTTTGGCGCTATGGCGAAAACCTCGTTTCGCTTGATCCAGGTGACAAGTCCATCGGCGAGTTAGCCGAGGTTATGAATATAGATGCTGACAAGGTCCGTGTCGTGGCGACGTATGACGGCACCACATGGCGTGTGACCGGGGAGTATTTCGCATGAGCAACTTGAGCGACTTTTTCGGCGGCGGCAGTGGCGGCAGCGCTGAACCTGGCGATACTATCCAGTCGTTCGCCAGTGATGCGGATATGGCGGCTCGTCTCTACCTACCTGCGAGAGGTGGCGTCTTGACGCAAGCCTCGCAGCCGAAGCTTTTTGAGGGCATAAGACACTCCAACTACGCCCTGACAGGGATCTACCCTAGCGGCGTCTGGACGTTCACCGACTCCAACTACAGCGGTAATCCCCTGCATGACTGGAACGGCGGCGATTATATCGGCGTAGCAGCGCAGTACGGGGCAACCTGCTACTCGCACATTCTTCGGATAAGCACAGGCACGAAAATTTCGCAGCAATGGCTTGGAAGCCAGCCTCAAAGCTGCTGCAAATACCTGCCTTCGATTGACGAATTCTGGATGGGGTCCAACGACGGATACGTTAACCGCTACTATTGGAACGGATCGTCTTACGTCGTCCAGACGATATCCTACACCAACCTTCCCCACAGCGCTTCCAATAAAGAAATCTTCGACGTCATGGAAAGCGGCGGCTACGTCTACATCGCCACGAGAGGACGCATATTCAGGGCGGTGACGGGTTCTGATTACTCGGTGATCGGGAGCTGGGCGGTAGTCCAGGACGCGGCCAAAGCAGCGGTAAGTGTAGGTGCTGGAAAGACAAGATCGGCAAACTTTTTCGATGACACAGCCAACTCCGGGTATCTGTTTTTCAACCAGTGGAATGACAGCAATGTATACCGCTCCACCGATGGCGGCGCCTCTTTCGTGAGCGTATCGTGCGGCGGCAACAACAAGTCGAAAATATTTCGGTGGGGGTCTGACCTCTACATGATCCCCTACAATTCGGGCTACCGCGCAGACATCCCAACGGCGTTCCAGACCTACGTTTTCAAGTCCACCAACAATGGAGATAGCTGGGCCTTATCGCCCATGCTGCTTTACGCAACCTCGGAATTCATGCAGCCCTTTGTCAAAGAAGACCTTCTTCACTACGTTTATCGAAGTGACGCTTCGACATGGAACTTCATGACCTGCCGAGAAGCACTAGCCGGACTTCAAGACGAAGTTGACGGGATCGACCTGACAAAAAATCTCACAAAGCTTCTTGCCTGGGCGCGGCCCAACAGCTTCCTTTACGCTACCGGCCTTCAATCCACTGACGCTTTTGGAGCCACTTTGATCCAAGGTTATTTTCAGGGGGCCATCAACACGTATAGCTGCAAAGCGATGATTACGCCGACATACGAATTGGCAACGCAATTTGCGCTGCCGTCACTGGAAACCGACGTTCCTACATTCGTAAAAGGGGAATAATCATGCGGATCCACGACATAGACGCGCAGGGTTATTGGGCCGGTGGTGAAAAAGAAATCCCAGACAACGCTCCAATCCCTGTGGGCTGGACGAACAAAGTTGTCCCCGAGAGCGTTCCAGAAGATCATTATGTCCGCATTGGCCCGGACAGGGAGTTCTACGTAACAGATGTGCCTCCTGTTGTTTTGGATCAGCCCGCCGCCCCGACCTACAAGATCATCAACAAGGCGCGGTACTTCCTCATGGTGCGCGGCGTGGCGCAAATGACCAACGCTCAGTTTGCGGCTTACGACAACGATCCGGACCCCGACATGGTCACCGTTCGCGCCCTGATGGGTGCGGTCACCACCGACATCGACATCAACAACCCGGACAATATGGCGGCGGTTGTGGAAGCTCTCGACCTGATGGCGGTGCATAGCCACACCGGCCAGATACCCGACGAGTATTTCACCGACGCGATCCTCGGATACTGGGCGCTCCTGTAGGCCGCTGACACCTGTCAGCCCATCAAGTCCGCGCGCGCGCGATAACCTCGGGCAAATGATCAACTGATCCTGAGCCCGAGGTTTTATTATGAGTGCGACCACTCCCAATGTTGGCGTTCGCGTCTTTTCCGACCTGTCCGGCACCACGGCGGCGATTGATGCCCGAGTATCCTATTGCGGCATCGCGCTGCCTTGTCCGGATGCGGATGTCAGCATCGAGAAGCATCGCCCCTATGCGATCAACACAGGCGACACCGAACTGATCACCAAGCTCGGGGCCGGAGTTGCGCGTGACACCATCACCCAGATTGCCTCCGCAGGCATTTCAACGGATCTGATCTTTGTCCGCACCGATGATGACGAAGACGCAGATCTGCAGCTTGGCAAGGTCGCGGGTTCGGCCGTCGACAAGACCGGTGCCTGGGCGCTTCTGGAAGCCAAAAGCGAAATTGGCCTTGAGCCCGGTCTGATCATTGCGCCCGGCTACACGTCACAGCGGCCGGGTGATGCGGCCAATCCGGTGGCGACGGCCATGGATGCGATCTGCGACATGATCATCGACTGCATGGCGATTACCGACACGCTGGAGACCAGCCGCGAGGCGGCAATCGAGAATGCTGCCGACTTCGCCACCTCGCTCAATATGATCGCCATGTATCCCTCGGCGCTTGTCACCATCGACGGTGTGAACGTCACGCGTCCACTATCGCCGCATATGGCTGCAGCGATCATGCGCCGCGATGCCGAGGTGGGAAATCCCTATAAAGCCTCTTGGAACAGGCCTTTTAAAGGCATTCGAGGCGTCTCCCAGACCGTCTCCTATCAGGACGGCCGCACTGACACCGACGCCAATTACCTGGTTCAAAACGGCGTCGGCACCGTCATCGAAAACAAACTGATCTGGGCTCCCTATTCGACGGCGACCGATCCAACCGTCAAGAGCTATCGCTCGATCAAGCGCATCCGCACCCGCCGGTCGATCGAGAAAGCGTTGCTGCGCGCTTTGCGCACCTACAATGCCCAGGATCTCGGCCCGCATCTGGCGACACTGATCTATGGATCGGTGGCTGAAGCCTGCTCCGAGCGGGTCACGCTTGGCGCGCTGATCGACTATGAGCTGATCTGGGACCGCAAACTCAACCCCAGCACCGTGCTTCGCGATGGCGGCTTGCGGGTCAAACTCCGGTTTGAGGAAACCCCGGACCTCACCGATCTGCAGATCTACACCGAGCCGCAGCCCGAAGCCTTCGACATTCTGGCCGGACGTATCGGTCAGGCTTTGACCGCGCTGGGCAATCCCAACATCCGCGTAACGGCATAAGGAGACCGAGATGGACCGCATCATTCAGGGCGCGAACTGGTATGTCGACACGCTGAACCAGCGTCTTCGCCTCGCCGAAATCACCTTGCCCGAACTCAACCGCGCCAAGGAAACGCTGCAGATGGGCGGCGGCTTCTTCAATCTCTCAGTGCCCTATGAGATCGAGGAGCTGGAAGCACCATTCTCTTTGAACGGCAGCCACGAAGACATCCGCTCGCTGTTCGGCCGTGAGCCCGGTGATTGGACCACGTTCTACTATTATGAACGGCTCCGCGATCTGACCAACGGCGTCAACAAGGGCCGTGTCGTCATTCTCAAGGGGCTGGTCACCACGGTCACCCAGCCCAAGGTAGCGGGTAAGAAGGGTGATGCCGCTCAATACAAGGTCGGTTCGATCGTCGAGTACCGTGACATCGTCGACGGCAAGGAAGTTCACCGGTTCGATCTGTTCAACAACCACCTCGTCATGAACGGCGTCAATTACTCACAAGAGCACAATGAGATCATCGCGGCATGAGCACGAAGGACACGCCAAAAAAGACCGGCCCGGAAACGGTGGAGATTGCTGACATCCCGCTGCCACCCGAAGAGCAGTGGGATGATCTCGACAATGCTCCGATTAAGCCAGGCAAGGCACCGCCCGAGCCACGTCCGGTGGTCCCACCGGCCCGGCTGGAATTTGAAGGCTCGGCACATCAGCGGCTGATCCCGCTCAAGTTCCCCTTCAAACATCCAGAGACCGGAGAGATGGTTCGCGAGATCACAGTCCGGCGATTGCTGACGGCAGAGGTGGAAGAAGCCATCGAAACCGTGCTGACTGACGGATATTCAAACTTCGTGCTCTACGCACGAATGACGGGGCTGACGGTTCCAATCTTACGCGGTTTGATGGACGAGGACGGTGATGCTGTCACCGACGCGGCCTACGATTTTTTGCCCCGCGTCTTCCGGACGGAACCCGCTTCCTAGGCGACCCGCGCCACTGGCGATCCTATGCCGGTCGGGTGTCGGCGGTGTTCTCGACATCGATCACCGACATCGAGCGCATCTATTGGGATCGGCTGCTGCTCTGGTTTTCCGAGGCGGGTGACGTGCATGCGGAAACCTGGGGCTTGCTTCGGCCTCCTGGATAAGGACATGGATCAATGACGATGGATGTCTCCATCAGGCTGCGGCTCGAAAACCAGCTCTCCAAGGAAGCCCAGAAGGCCGAGAAGGATCTCAAGGATCTCGGCAAAGCCGCGAAGAAACTTGGCGGCAATTCTTCCGACAAGTTTGAACGCGATTTAGCCGATGTCGGCAACAAGGCGCGGCGAGCAACCACCGATGTCGACCGGCTTAATGATCAGGCCCGCAAGCTCAACAATGTCAAAACCGACAGAAGCCGGGACCAGATCCGCAAGCTCGGTGATGCCGCCACCCGGATGGATGGTCCGGCAGGCAGGCTGCACGGGCCGCTGAAAAGGCTGGGAGGCGTCGCGGCCAGCGCCTTTGCCGGACTGCTTGCGTTCGCCTCGCTCGATGGTGCAATCCGGGCGCTTTCGCGCTTCAAGGACGAGGCCTATGCGATCGAGGAAACAATTGCCCGGCTGGGTGTGACGCTGGAGCGCTATGATCCGGAATTCCGTCAGCAGGTGCAGGACAGCAATGCCAAGCTCTCGATCCGCTACGGCGTGAAACAGGGAGAGATTAACCAGGCGCGCGATGTGCTGGCGCGCGGCGGCATGGATGCCAAGACCAGCGAAGGGGTGATCGAACCGGTGATCGCGACCTCGAAGGCGACAGGATCGTCGCCCGACGCCTGGGCGGAAGCCGCCATGGCACTGATCAATCAGCTCAATGTTTCCATTGAGGATCTGCCCAAGGCGTTCGACATGATGGTCAAGGGCGACAAGCTCGGAGCATTCTCGGCCGAGGACATGGCGCGCAACTTCCCTCAAATCGCGGCGGCAACGAAATCAAGCGGCCGCGAAGGACTAGACGCGGTGGCCGAGATGGTCGCACAGGCCCAGATCATCCGGCGCGGCTTTGGTTCGTCGTCGGAGGCGGCAACTGCGCAACGGGAAATCCTCAACAAGCTGTTTTCGCCCGAGGTGATCAAGAATTTCGCCGATAGTGGCATGGACATGGAAAAGCTCAACACTCAGTCCACGGCCGAGAACAGGCCGCTGGTAGACGTGGTGATCGAGACGATCGAAAAGAAGGGGCTTGGCGACAAGTTTGGTCTCGGCGACCTTGTCAGGGACACCAATGCCCGCGCCGCGCTTGAGCAGATGAAAATGAACATCCAGCTCTACAAAGAATGGCTTGCCGAGATTGCCGGTGCGAACAACATTGTCAGTGAAGACCTGCAGAACATTCAGCAATTGCCGATCGAACGTCAGCGCCGGCGCGAAGCGGCGCGCAACGAGATTTGGCGCAAGTCCGGCAGTACCTTTGGCGGGATCATCGAGCCATTCTCGGACTTCTTCTCCCGGCTGCTCAGCGACGAGTATGACAAGATACGAAGCAACGAGGAGAAGGATGAGACCGTCCATAAATACGAAGATCGCCTCAAGGCGGCCACGGCCGAGAAAGCTGACCTCGAAGCCCGGATGAAGACCGATCCGACCTCGGTTCCGGGTGGCGCATGGCAGATAGCCGATCTGAAGGCCGAGATCAGTCGATTGAACGTCTGGCTTCAAAACCTGCGCGCTGAGGCCGATGCACAAAGTGACAACCCAGCCGCCGACAGCGGCCCGAAATTCAATGAACTTGGCGTCGATCCCAACCGCCAAAAAGGCGTGATCCCGGTCCCCGTACCGCGCCCGGATCCGTCCGGCCAGATACTGGAGAAAACCAGATCCGGCCTCTCCGGTTCGTTCGGCCCTGAAGCCGAAAAATCCATGCAGGATTACAAGAAGAAGATCTCGATCGAGGGTGATGAGGCCGCCGGCATTGCACGGCAGAAAGCACAAGCCATCAAGGCAGCGTTCTCGTTTACCGCCACGCCGACAATCTCGCCGCGCCTGGTTGAACCGTCTCGCGGTGGTAGCCGCTCAGGCGGAACCAATGTTGCGATCCACCAAACCATATCCGGCGCGGGCAATCCCGAGCGCGTGGCGGCCGCCGCCAACCGCCGCCAGGACCGCGCCATCAGGCAGGCACGCGCCGGCGCGCTCTATGACACTGGAGCTTACGCATGACAACGACATCGCTTGCATCGATCGGCAACGCCCAGCTCAAGGTCATCGGGCTCAATCCGCAAGGCTTTGGCCGGGCATCGGAAAGCCGTGTGCCTGGCAAGCCGACCTTCACCGGAATGGATTACCAGCGCACCGGCATGGGCGAGAAGGTGACCACCGTCGAGGCGCTGACATTCCCGCAGGTGATAGGAGGCATGGATGCAGTCGCCTGGCTAATCCAGCATCACGAGGCGCAACACGCCGTCCCGTTCATCCGCCTTGGTTCCAATTATCTGGGCGAAGTGATCGGCCTGGTGGTGGTGCGCAATCTCACCATTGATGAGGACCGGCTGCATCCCTTCACCGGCGTCGGCCGCAAAGTCGAAGTCTCGGCTGAACTTCTGCATGTCGGGAGCATCTGAGTTGGCTTACGAAATCCTCGAAACAATCATCAAGGAAGATGGACAGGAACGGCTCGACCAGTTTGTCGGGCGGATTTACGGCTTCACCGACAAAGCCGTGGAGGCCGTGCTCGATGCCAATCCGGGACTTGCTGCCCTTGGCGCGTTTTCGCCGGAAGGCACCGTGATCAAAATTCCGAAGGTCGAGATCACATCTGATGACGCTGACCCGATCCATCCCTGGGATTAAGCACCATGGTCTTGCGCACGCCCATCATCCAGATCATTGGTCCCTCCGGTTTCAACATCATTCCGAAGCTGGGTCCGGCCTTTCTCGGTGCGACGATCACCGATCAGGAAGGCTATGAGAGCGACCAGCTGGTCATTCGCATGACGGCACGCGCACCCTTCATCGATCCGCCAGCCAAAGGCACGCGGTACCGGGCGCTTGCTGGCTGGTCACCCGGTCGGCCACGCCTTATCGGCATTTTCGAATATCAGTCAGCCGCCATCACCGGTGATCCCGAAGGTGGTGAAGAGATCCAAATCACGGCCCGCGCGGCCGACTTTATAGACAAGGCCAAGGGCGGCGACCGGCGGCACTATGATGAAGAGGGTGGTTTCGGCACGGCGGGCAAGATTTTCGATGATCTGGCCAAGGAAATGGGCGTCTCGGCAGTCATTCCCTCAGAGCTGCGGAGCATCAAGATCCCGTATCGCCTCAGGTGGAACCAGTCGGCCATAGATTTTGCCACCGACCTGGCCGACGAGATCGGCGCGATCACCAAGCCGCAGGCCGGACGCCTGGTCATTCGCAAACGCGGTGCCGGCGCATCGGCCTCCGGCCAATCTCTTCCGCCGATCACGATCCATCACGATCCGTCCTATGCCTATGAGTTCACCATCGAACCCCGGCCCGACTTCAAGGAGGTTGAGACACCCTGGTTTGATCCATCGCTCGGGCTCACCAAGCTGGAAAAGGCCGCGCGCGGCAAGGCAGCCTCGCTATCAGCCTTCATGCATCCCTTCGCCAGCGAAATCGAAGCACAAATAGGTGGCAAGGCTGTCTCCCAGCAGCTCTCGCGCAACACTGGCTCCGGCTTCATCGAGATGGCCGGCAACGCGGCTGTGACGGCCGGATCACCGATCATCCCGGTCGGCTATGGTTCGGCAGTTGGTGAGATCGAATGGGAAGCTGCCAGCGTCGAGCATGAGTTCACACCGGAACCCGGCTGGACCACGCGGGTGGATCTTCAGGCGAAGGAACAAGGGTGATGGTCATTCAATCCACTCCGAGCGCGACTGCCATGGGGGACGGAGGGCATTTATGGCATTCAGCTCTGAATGCCTCAATCTCATGGGCCGCTTCATTCTTCTTCGCTTCCAGGAGTTCCTTTCTGCAAAGCATATCGCTGGCGATTTCGGCAAACTCTTGCAACCTGGCAGTCAAAGAACGCCGTTGTAGCATTACCGTTTCACTGGGCTCGATCATCGCCAGCGCATTGGTCAAATGGACATCAATATTTTTGCGTAAGATGCTCACGTTTATCAAATTGCAACTCATGACTTCGCCCTTGAGCCAGTCAAGATGCGCCTCAAAAGATCGCTTGCTCATACTTCCACTCCAAGTTTCAAGTTGTGGATTTGCGGCTGGATAGCCGCCGGGCGGTCGGAGCGCGCTAACGCTCCAAGCGACGGGTATAGTTTGCGGCTGTTCCCGTCAGATGTGCTCATAGATAACATCTCACCCGGCTCGCTTTCGCAAGCGCCGCCAAGGTGACTGATTCTCTGAAAGCTTGAAATGCCCATCAAGAACGAAACGGCCACAGTCGATCCTATCAATCCTCCAGCCGCCTATATTGGCGGCAAGCGCGTGCTGTCCAAGACCATCATCGTCAAGAT